TATATGTCAAAAAGAACTAGTAGGACAACCCGATGATCCGTCAGCTAGAGGTACTGGCTCTATACCATTTAACGATATAGGCGAAGCTACAAGAAAACCAGGTGTACCTAATGCTCATAACTCCCTTGTTGTCAAGCACGTTACAGGTGGTTGGTCAAGGTTAGGTTTTAAAGCATATGAAATGGGTAAAGAAAAATGGATGGGAGAAGCTGTAGACGTAGTATGGCTAGATGAAGAACCACCACCAGCAATATATAGCCAAGCATTAACAAGAACTGCAGATAGAGGTGGTATTGTATTTATGACCTTTACTCCTGAAAACGGAATGACTGAAACAGTTGCACAATTTGTAAACAATTTAAAACCAGGACAAGCATTGGTACAAGCTGGATGGGATGATGCACCTCATATGACAAAAGATGTAAGGGACCAAATATTAGCTGCTTTGCCACCACACGAAAGAAAAATGAGGGAACAAGGTATACCACAACTAGGTTCTGGTCTTGTATTTCCTATTGCAGAAGATGATATTGTATGTGACCCAATAGATATTCCTACATATTGGCCACGATTATGTGGTATTGACTTTGGTTGGAATCACCCTACTGCTGCTGTGTGGATTGCATGGGATAGAGATGCAGATATAGCATACGTTTATGATAGTTATGCTATGCGACAAGAAGCTGTGCCTATTCATGCAAGTGCAATTAAGAGCCGAGGAAACTGGATACCTGTTGTCTGGCCTATGGATGGCAGACAAGCAGATAAAGGATCTGGTAAATCGCTTACAGAACAATATAGAGCAGAGGGTTGTAATATGTTGCGAGAACATTTTAGTAATCCACCATCGCAAGGACAAAGAGATGGCACAGGTGGTGTGTCAGTTGAAGCTGGAATACAAGAAATGTATACCCGTATGCAGACAAAAAGATTGAAAATATTCAAAAATCAAGATAAACTATTACAAGAACTGCGTATGTATCATCGTAAGGACGGAAAAATTGTACCGATCAATGATGATGTTATTTCTGCAATGAGATATTGTGTTATGTCGTTAAGGAAATCTAGGATTAAAAATTATCAACCTAGTTACATACAAGCAGAAAGTGAGTTTAATGTTTTCGCATGAGGAAAGAACACAAAAGTAAGACTGGAGGTTTAACTGCAAAAGGCAGAGCACATTTTAAAAGAACAGAAGGTGCTAATTTAAAACCACCAGTAAGCAAAGGGAAGAACCCTAGACGTGTTAGTTTCGCTGCAAGATTTGCTGGAATGAAAGGACCTATGAAAGATAGTAAGGGTAGGCCAACAAGAAAAGCATTAGCTTTAAGAAAATGGGGATTTGGGAGTGTAGCAGCAGCTAGAAGTTTTGCTGCTAATAATAAAAAGTCATAGGAGATTTGCAATATGCCAATGGGTAAAGGAACATACGGAAGTAAAAAAGGTAGACCACCAAAAAAAGGTAAACTTACAGCAGGTCAAAAAAAATTACCAGCTACACTTAAAAGTAAAATTATGAAAGCGAAGAAAAAAAAATGAAGAAAAAACCTGGATTATACGCAAATATAAATAAAAGGAAGAAAGCAGGTACAAGTAGACCTAAATCTAAATCTACTATATCCTCAAAAGCATATGCAAATATGAAAGCTGGTTTTCCTAAAAAGAGGAAAAAATAATGGGTGGAGTAGCAAGAGTTTTTACAAGTATTTTCAAAGGTGTAACAAAAAGTGTTAAAAAGAAAAAACCTGCACAAATTATTGAAAAACCTAAAGAAGTTGCTAAAACAACAGCACAACAAACTTCTGCAAGGTTAGGGTCAGCATATGGTGCATCATCTACTTTGTTAGGTGGAGCAACTGGAATTACTGAACAAGCTAAAACATCGAGAACTTTATTAGGATCATAATGATAAAACCAGTATTTGATGAGTCTAAAAAACAAGAATTTTATGATTGGATATCGCCTAGAGCAGATATTGAAACAGATGATTATGAAATTATAGGTTTTGTAGATGAAAAAAATAATATTGTAGGTGCAATATTGTTTTGTAATTATGATGGTAATAATATCTATGTTCATATTGCTGCAGATACACCAAAAGCAGTTCAAAGAAGATATATAAAATTAATGTTTGATTACATTTTTAATCAAGTTAATTGTCAAAGAGTAACTACAATTTGTTTGCCTAACAAATTAAGAAGTAAAAAATTAATAGAAGGTGTTGGTTTTAAACAAGAAGGATTATTAAAAAATTATTTAAAAAAAGAAAATCAATTGCATGATGTTATAATATACGGAATGCAAAGAGAGGAGTGTATATGGGTTTCTTAGGAAGTATATTTGCACCTAAAATGCCAAAACCACCACCTATTGATACAAGTTTAAGAGATCGTGAAGCTGCTGCTCAAGCAAAATTAGAAAAAGAAAAGCAACGACTTTTATCTTCTGGTAGAATGGGTATGAGTTCTACTATACTTACAGGTGGCCAAGGTGTTACAGATGAAGCTGAAACAGGTCGTACCTTGTTAGGTGGGTTGTAATGGAAAAATTTAATTATTTTAAAAAAAGACTAAACTCTATGTCTAGCACTAGAGGTACATGGGAAGATCATTGGCAAGAAATACTTGATTATGTAATGCCAAGAAAAGCTGATGTTACTTTTACTAGAACAAAAGGTGACCAAAGAACAGAAATATTATTTGATTCAACAGCTATGACATCTACTACTTTATTAGCTGCAACTATGCAAGGTACTTTGACATCACCATCGCTACAATGGTTTCATATCAAAATAAGAGAAACTGAAATAAATTTAGATAGAGACGTGCAGCTCTGGTTAGAAGATTCTGCAAAACGTATGTATGATTTGTTTAATCAAACTAATTTTAATTCAGAAGTACACGAACTTTATCTTGATTTAGTTGCTATGGGAACAGGTTGTTTGTTTATTGAAGAAGGCAACAAAGGATTTGCTACTGATCAAATACACTTTAAAGCTATGCATATTTCTGAATATTATATACAAGAAAATATTTCAGGGTATGTAGATACTTTATATCGAAAATATAAATTATCTGCAAGACAAGCTGTGCAAGAATTTGGCAAAGATAATCTTGGTGAAAAAGTATTACAAGCTGCTGCAGATAAACCAGATAAAGAATTTAATTTTATTCATGCAGTTGAACCTACTGAAGATTACGAAAGAGCAATGGGTAAATCTAATACTAAATTACCATTTCATTCATGTCATGTATGTGAAGAAGATAAAATGATTGTACGAGTAGGAGGATACAACGAGTTTCCTTACCTTGTACCTAGATGGTCAAAAGCAACAGGCGAAATATATGGTCGTTCACCATCTTACAATGCATTACCAGACATTAAAACACTTAACAAAGCAGTAGAAATAGGACTTAAAGCATGGGCAAAATCTATTGATCCACCATTATTAGTACAAGACGATGGTGTTATAGGAAAAGTAAGAATGACACCAGGTGGTATAACTGTTGTAAGAAGTGATGCTGCTGTAAGACCTTTACAGATAGGTGCTAACTGGCAAATAACAGATTTAAAAGAAAACCAATTAAGAACAGCAATACGTCAAGCATATTACTCTGACCAGTTACAATTACAAGAAGGTCCACAAATGACTGCTACAGAAGTACAAGTAAGATATGAACTTATGCAAAGACTGCTTGGACCTACACTTGGTAGATTTCAATCAGAATTTTTAAACCCACTTATAGAAAGAGTGTTTGGAATTATGAATAGAGCAGAAGCATTTTTACCTACACCCGATATTCTTGAAGGACAATTAATTGATATTGAATATGTTGGACCACTTGCAAGATCACAACGAATGGAAGAAGCAGTAGCTGTTGAAAGACTTTATCAACTAGCTATGCAAATAGGACAACTTGACCCAGCAATAATGGATATTGTAAATCATGATGAAGCAATAAGAGCAAGGGCACAATTACTTGGAGTGCCTAAATCTATATTAAGAGGTAGAGAAGAAGTAGATGAACTTAGAGAACAAAGAGCAATGCAACAACAAATGCAACAAGAAATAATGATGCAACAACAACAAGCTGAAATAGCAGCAAAACAAGGTTCAGCATTAAAAGATATGTCAGGTGCAGAAACACAAGATGTATTAGAACAAGTTGGTCAAGCTGTAGAAGAAGAAGGTGCAGCAATAGATTCCGAGGTTGCTAATGAAGGATAAAACTTCAGATGAAGAATTAAAGCGACAAAAAATAGATTATTTTATAACATTTAGCTCCAAAGAAGGAGAAAGAGTTTTAGCTGATTTAACATCAGCTTATTATCATAGGAGTTCTTTTAGTAAAGATCCTTATGAGACTGCTTTTAAAGAAGGGCAAAGAGCAGTAATAGTCAGAATAATTAATCTTTTAAAGGAGGATAAAACAAATGGCTGACGAACAAACGACCACAGAAGTGGCAGATAACCCCGTTACAGAACAAAATTCAGAATCTGTATTAGGGTCTGGCATAAGTGATAATCAAACACAAACTGATTGGAAATCATCTTTGCCAGAAGAATTAAGAAATGAACCAACTTTGCAAAATCTAAATGATGTAGAATCATTAGCAAAGACTGTAGTTCATCAACAAAAAATGATAGGTAATAGAATACCATTACCTAAAAACGATGAGGAGAAAGCAGAACTTTACAATAAACTGGGTAGACCAGATGATCCTGCTAACTATGAGTTTGAAATACCAGAAACTCATAAACCATATTTTGCAGAACCATCTGTAAATGAGTTTAAAAATGTTGCACATCAAATTGGTTTAAACAATGATCAAGTAAAAGCATTAATTGATTATCAAGTTAATGAAATGAATAATGCTGCTGAAATGGAACAATCTGAATTATCAGTAAATCGTGAACAAGTAGAACAATCTTTGAAACAAGAATGGGGTTTTGATTACGACAAAAACCTTAGAGCTGCACAAAGAGCTATTGACGTTTATGGTGATGATGATTTAAAACAATTACTAAATGGACCAGCAGGAAATGATCCTGCTATAGTAAAATTATTTGCTAGACTTGGTGGAGAAGTTACTGAAGAAATGGCTAAAAATACACAAAATAATAAATTAAGTGTATCACCATTAGATGCTAAACAAGAAATAGAGCAAATAATGACTGACACTAAAGGTCCATATTTTGATGCTAGTCATAAAGATCATTTAGCAACTGTTGAAAAAATGCGACAATTACATGAAAAAGCATTTGGCAATAGTTAATTTTTTATGATATAATTTGCGTACCAAGTTCGCCCTTTTAGGATAACGAATCGGTTAGCCGTATGTGGCTATAAAACATAGGTTTCCCGTTAAGGATAAAGACCGATTTAAAAATTTATTTTAAGGAGGACTGAATTATGTCAATACAAATTACAACAGCTTTTGTTGAACAGTATAAAAGCAACGTATTTCATTTGGCTCAACAGAAAGGTTCAAGACTTAGAGATGCCGTTAGAACAGAAACAGTAACTGGTAAAGCACATTTCTTTGAAAGAATTGGCTCTGTTGCAGCACAATTAAGAACGTCTCGTCACTCTGATACTCCTCGTATGGATACACCACATTCCAGACGTAAAGTGTCATTGGATGATTATGACTGGGCAGACTTAATTGATAACGAAGATAAAGTAAGAATGCTTATTTCTCCTCAATCCGAATATGCACAAGCAGGTGCTTGGGCTATGGGTAGAGCAATGGATGATGCTATTATTACAGCAGCTACAGGAACATCTTATGGTGGAGTAGCTGGTGGTACATCAGTAACACTTCCATCAGGAAATAAAGTAGTACATGGTAGTACAGGGTTAAACCTTGCAAAACTACTATCTGCTAAAGAGATTATTGATGCAAGTGATGTAGACCCAGAAGAAGAAAGATTTATTGTATGTACAGCAGGTCAAATTACAGACCTATTGAACGTAGAACAAGTTACATCTGCTGATTACTCTACAGTAAAAGCATTAGCACAAGGCGAAATCGACACTTATCTAGGATTCAAATTTATCCGTACACAAAGATTAGGTACAGATAGTGATGGAAACAGACAAGTATTAGCATTTTGTAAATCAGCAATAGGACTTGCAGTTGGAGCAGATATTTCAACTAAAATTTCCGAAAGAGCTGATAAAAATTACGCAACACAAGTATTTTTATCAATGACAGTCGGTGCAACTCGTATCGAAGAAGAAAAAATGGTAGAAATTGCCTGTACGGAATAAAATTTAAAACAAGGAGGACATTAACATGGCCGTAACAACACAAAATAGTACAGAATACACAAATGCAATAGCCACTCCTGTAGTAACAGCAAATGCTGTTGCTGATAAAGGTAAACTAAGAACATTACAGTTTACACATAATCAAAGTGGAGTTGGTGACGCAGGTTCAACTGTTACCCTTGGGAAACTTCCTGCAGGTAAAGTTAAACTATTAGGTGGCTTATCAAGATTCTATTGTAACTGGACAGCAAGTTCACAAACAATGGATATCGGATGGGCAGCTTACAACGATTTAGATGGAACAGCAGTAACTGCTGACCCAGATGGTCTAGTAGATGGTTTAGATGTTGACACAGTAGGTTATTTTACAATGGAAGGAAACACAGCAGCAGGTAAACTGCTTGGTGGAAACTATACATTTGAAAGTAAAGCTGGAGTTGCTATCGTAGCAAAAGCTATTGGTGCTTTAGCAGACGATGACGATTTAGTAGGTGTAATTACCTATATCGTAGACTAGTACGACAACAAAGGGGGTAGTTTCGGCTACCCTCTAAAGGATAAAAATGGCAACTGAAGTTTCAATATGTTCAAACGCACTTAGAAAACTAGGAGATGACCCTATTACATCCCTTACTGATGACACAGAAAGAGCACGACTTTGTAATAGTTTTTATGAATCATCAAGAGATTCTTGTTTAAGATCACACCCTTGGAATTTTGCAATAACTAGAGCAACACTTGCACAATTGTCAACAACACCTGCTTATGGATTTTCTTATCAATATGCATTGCCTACAGATCCATACTGCTTAAGGGTCTTGGAAATGGAATATCAAGACTACATATTTAAAATAGAAAATTTAGCAACTGAAGGTAGAGTGTTATTAACAGACGAAGGAACAGCAAAAATACTTTATATTGCTAGAATAACTAATACAACATTATTTGATCCTTTATTTGTAGACTTGCTAACAGCTAAACTTGCAACAAATTTAGCTTATGCAATAACTGGAAGTCTAAAAGTACAGGAACAAATGTATTTACTTTATACAAAAAAACTTTCTGAAGCACGAAGTGTTGATGGACAAGAAGGGTTTATTGATGACCTTGTTTCAGATACATTTACAGATTTTAGAAAAGGTTTTTAATGGCTAGAGTACA